AGCCCTACAAGAAAAATGGGGAATTTTCTAGCCACATGGTTAACTGGCTGGAGAAGCACAAAGCAACAATTGACCCAGACGAAGTAATCACTGCTTACGGGATCACTGCTTCACTCAGGGCTGGTTCTGTGTTTCCGGTCAAACTTCCTATGGAGATTGACGACAACGTAGAACTAAAGGACTGGTTCATAGCTAACGGCTGGGAACCGCACGATGATTTCTGGAATTTTAAGAAAGACCCAGAAACAAAAAAGCCCATGCGCGATGACAATGGGAAGTTCATTCGGACTACCCCAAAGATTCAGCATCAAGGGCAAATCTGTCCGAACCTACTGAAGCTTGAAGGCGTCATCCCCGCTAAGGTTGTCAAGTACCTATCCTATCGTAACCGCAAGGGAGTTGTTGAGGGATGGTTGAGCAATTGGCGTATTGAGTTCGATGGTAGGTTGAGTGCTGAGATTAGTGGATACGCTCCAACATCCCGTGTCAAACACAGGGTTGTAACCAACGTCCCCAAGGCAGACATCAAAGTCCTTTTGGGTGCTGAGATGAGAGATTTGTTTACGACACCTAAGGGAACGTGGTATGTCGGCACAGACGCCGCTGCTCTGGAGAATCGAACATTGTCTCACCATACGTTTAAGTACGACGGTGGAGCGTTCGCTAAGATGCAGACCGAAGGTGATCCACATACGTTCAACGCCTTCGCTTTCTTCCCGGAGATTTCCAACAGGTTCGAGATTTCAACTCCTGACCTGAAGGAGAATAAGGAGTTCAAACCATACCGAAACAAAGCAAAGACGGGTGCGTATCTGCTTGCGTTTGGTGGTGGTGCCCCTAAACTAGCGTCTAGTCTGGGCCTGTCCACGAAGGCGGGGAAGGCAGCGTATGAAAATTACTGGCTCAAAAACAAGGGCCTAGGTGATTTAAAGAAGGCTGTTGAGGCTTACTTCACAGCACACGGTAGTAAGTACATTCCTGCAATCGATGGGCGTCTTGTTAGCGTTCGTGGGAAGAACGTACTGATTTCCTGTCTGGGTCAGGGCACAGGCGCTATCTCCATGTCCTATGCAGCTTGCATTATGGATCAATGGCTTGGTGATCTTCATTTAGACGAACTAGGCCGACCATACTACGAGTACAAGGGTAAGATCGTTAAGCGAATTTCCATGGTTCACGACGAATACTCGTGGGAGTGTGAAGACGGAATCGAGGAAGAGATTCGGCTACTAACAGAGAAGGCTATTGTGAAGGCAGGAGAGACTTTGAAGCTGTCACTACCCCTAGCAGCTGAAGGGAAGAAGGCGTTTGAGGGAAGCTGGAAGGACGTTCACTGATGGATTATAAAGACTGGTTCTTTTATGACGAGACAAGTCCAACTTGTATTCGTTGGAAAGTGGACATCACTTCTGGCAAGAACAATAATCAAACCAATGTTAAAGCAGGAGAGGTAGCTGGTTGTGCGACTGGAAAACGTAAGCACCATTTTGTTGTTACACTTAGTGGGAAGCAGCATCTCGTTCACCGTGTTGTATACGCTCTTTTCAATCCTCTTTTAGAGGAAGAGAGAGTAGATCATGAGGACGG